CACTAGCAGTATCTGTTGTTTCTTTCGTAATGCCGTCTCTATTTAGTTGTACAAATGCTACGATTGGCAACTGATACTTGCATGCAAAATTATGAAGGGATGTCATCATGAATCCTAATACTTGATACTCTTTCATATCCTGAGATATGCCAGCAGTATCCATAAGTTTCAGATAGTCATAAAAAATAACGCATGGCTTTGCTGTTCCGTCGCTATTTAATCCAACCTCTTTCACAACCCATCTTTTCATAATGGCCAACTGTTCATCAAACGGCTTGCCGGGAATTGGCTTATAGAATAGCGGCGTTTCTTTTAGTGACTGTGCAGCCTTTTTAATCTTATCCTGTAACACTGTTGATTCGGTAAATTTACCAGTTTCAACCTTATTAATTTCCATTTCAGTGATCATAGCAATAAGCCTATTAATATGATCTTCTTTGGTCATTTCTGTATCTAAGTTAAGTACTGGAATTTTTAACTTATTAGCTATGTGAAATCCCATATTATCAGCTAATAATGTTTTACCGGTTTTTGGTCTAGCGGCTATAACATTGATTGTACTTTTTCTTAATCCGCCACCAATAGCAGCATCATAAGCCGGGAATCCAGTAGATATGCCAATTTGTTTGATTGGATTTTCTATTAGGTTATTGATATAGTCATCAAGACCATTAGACACATGAGTTGGATTATTTTCTGTATCATTAAGAGATGACGCAAAACTAAATACGGTATCTTCGGCTATACTCAATATGCTAGTAATAGATTCTGATCCTGATACTTCTAATAGTTTATCCTGTGCATTTTCTAATTCTGAATGTAGTTTTCTTGCTACTTCTAGCTTTTTAATTTTAGCAGCAAACTTCAGAGCATTTTCTTTGTTAGCTGGAAAATCTATAATAGCCTTTAGGTGTTGGGTTTCTTCCTTCTTATTAAGAATATGGTCTATTCCAAGATCTTTTGCTGTTGAATAGATTAGTCCTATATCTAATGTTGAACGATGTTCTGACTCAAATATTTTTTTGAAACAGGAAAATATATGTTTATTACTGTCGATAGTGAAAGTATTATCACTAACAATATCAGCAACCTCTACATATGTTTCATCGCCATATTTATATAGAATAGATAATAATGCGCGTTCTGCTGATGGATCACTCAATATCATGTTTACCCCGCTGATGTGGAACAACTATTACACTTATATCTGTCTGGCGAGTCGTAGAGAAGCACAGGATTTATAGTTTCTCTTTTTCCGCAAGACCTACAAGTTACCTCCATAGTAGAAAATTTTCTAGTTCTTGGGGTTCTGGAGCTATTCTTGCTTAACAACTTATCGATTTTTGTGTCGTCTTTGTGTAAATTGGCTATTCCCATACTAAGAAATTTATTTTGGTGTGTACTTTCTTCCTGTTTGGCACCAACTTTTGTTCTGCGTTGTTTTGGTCTAGGCTTAGGTGGTGCTACAGGAGTATCTTCTTCTGTGTGACTTGGAGGATCATCTTGTAATCCCTTTTGTAAAATAGCTATTAAAGCCTTTATGTCGTCTTTATCAAGAGCCATGTTTCACCTTTGTCTTTTGTACAGAAAGAATAATGTCGGATAAGTTTTTTACGCTGTTGGCCAAATAAGATAATCTATCCATTCGTTGTTTCGCATATTTTTTAATACGATTGAGCGCGTTAGCCTTATCATTATGTTTAATAGCCTGTAAGGACTTTTCAACAAAGCCATATCCTTTATAATTATTTATCTCATCGGCTATTGTTTCTTTTATTGTTTCTTCTGCCCAGTTATGTCGTGCTATCTCCCTATTTATGGTACGTTGAATAAAGAATGCGTACTGTGCTAGTCTATACGATATTTGAGCACAATCTTCTGGTGTTAATTTCTCCACCATATCTCTACTCATTGTAAAATAAGTATTAAGTTCGCCTTCTGCAAAGTTATGCACATCGCTATACTTGCCGAGTCCTATACCAGACTCGTATTCATCAAGTATCTTATCCCACTCGTCCACCTGTTCTTTAGTTGTTTTGTTCATTTAATATCCTATATTCCCATTCGTCTTGTTTATTATACGGCAATTCTATATGAGATATACCATTAATTTTGCACCACTCTAATTTATCTTTATCCCTTCTTTGTGCTTTAAGAAAAGCTAATTTATTAGAATGAAAATGTGGACTAAATTCATAGTGTTGCTCTCCATGTACTTCTATGCATTTTTTTATAAGGGGTATATAAAAATCTAAATATAGAGTTTCTGATCGCCTTGGATTAATTGGCACCTCTTCCAAAACTTGCATAGTTGGATATGTTTGTTTGATAATGGATCTGGCTAAAATATGATAACTAGACTTATTAGCAATATTACCTTTTGCTATATTACCAGTTAGCGGCCAAAAACTTATATTTCCATCCAAATCCTTTACATTCATTTTAGTCCCATGGTCTTCTTGACCTCGGCATAAAGATCATTATATGCTGATTCATTATCTATTAAAAACTGCCTTACCTTTTCCGCACCCTGAAACTTGGCCTTATCATCATTTAAAAAGGATAAGGTATACCATGCGCCACCCTTATTAATTAATCCGATATCAACAGCTAAATTAACAAGTTCCATCTGCTTATCAATACCTTGTCCGTATCTAATATAACTGGTAATATTACCACCAGGAGGACCGAGAGCAGAACACAGGGTTTGCCACTCTACTTCTTGTCCTATTTGTGTATTATCGGTTCCTAATAGCCATGGCTTGAATGATTTTGCTCTCAACTTGACATCAGTTTGATAAGCGATGGCCTGACCACTTTTCTCCTTAAATTCTGCACCATATCCTGTTGGATTACCCATTAAGTGTGTGATGCCAATAACAATATTCTTATTGACAGGAATAACATTAGCAACCTTACGACAAAACTTAGCTAATAGTTTTGCTCCGTCCGCTCGTTGCATCTTATCCATATCGCTAGTAATTTCAGCCTCTGTACATAATGCAGAATACGAGTCTATGATTAGTACTGATCCGGGTTCTTCATTAATAATTCTTTCGGCTATCTGTAAATACTCTTCAGCATGTAAAATTTTACCTGTTTGAGAACCTATCACATTAAATCTATCAAGATTAAGATTACCTATACCCTCTAGATCTCTCTTCTTCAATCTACCTTCGATGTTTAGGTAATACACTGTTCTTGGTGATGATGATGAATATTCTTCTTTCTGTGCTGTTGCGGCAAAGTCGAGTGATGTGGTTGTTTTTCCACACTTTGGTTGACCAGTTAATACAACAAAACTTCCTTCTGGTATTCCTCCGCCCAGGATAATATCTAATGCTGGACTCACAGGAATAACCAGTGATTCTCTATCAATAACAGCACTAGCTGATAAAATAATATTTGTTCCAAAATCTTTAGTTATGCTATCTTGTAGTGCCATCATCTATTTCCTTTAGTTTGTCTAGAATGTTATTGGATTTCTTTTCTGTTTTACCTTTGTCAAATAGATTACGCTCAATTACTTTATCTGGTATTTTTTGCTTTGCTAGTCTATCCGCTGCCTGTTCTATTATACCAGACAGGTGAGGAGCCCGCAATGAGTATATTTTTTGACCAGCGCTTGTCAACAGAGCATTTACAATAGCCCTTGGTTCGTATGTTTTAAGCAATTTATTGGCTGCTGCTATTTGTCCCTTGTATTCCTTCTCCCATTCTGGAGAAAGCCAGAAACGATAGTGCAGATCCTTTTTTAGTCTCTTCGCTATTCTTTCGCAAATCATCTCTGATATAAATTGGGCAGGAGAGACCGACTTGCCATTAGAATACTTCGATGGATATTTATCTGTCATCAATTATTCGGCTTGAAAATAAACTTTTCGTTTTTCTTGTTTTCGTTGGATCGCATCTTTTGTTTCATATGATCATTAACTTCTGATGCTTCTCTAGTCATAATAGATACTGTATTATTCTTTTTATCCCTAGTATGTCTGATCATAAGATCTTTACTCTTGATATTAACTGGAGAGCTTGTTGTCGATAGTTGACCACCTTCGGTTTGTGGATGATTTTTTTCAATGTATTCACTAACTTGTTCCTCTGTTAGTTTTAGCTCCTCAGCTATATAATTAATAGTTTTTCCTTGAGAATATAACCAGCTAATAGCATACTTAATATTTTTGGTCATCTTCATCAGTTCATCTCTCTTTCTGCATTATTTAACCATGCAATATTCTTTGTGCGTAGAAATGATAAGTACATATCAAAAATCTTACTATTAACTTCTTTATATTGCCAAGCTGGCCTACCTGTTTTTGCTACGAATTTATTGGCCGTGCCTTCTGAATATAGTCCTATAGGATTATAGATTTTACCATATGCTCCAACCTTAACATAATATTTTGTCTTTGAATTAATTACTACACACTTCGCTAATGCGGAGTCAGGGTCTTTAGTTACCAGCGGATTTTTATTATCGTCTAGTTCATCATGCTTACCTACTATTGTGTAGTAAATAACATCTTTAGTATCTTCATTTCTTTTGTGATCTACTATAAAAGCATTATCCATTCTTTGGTTTCCTTTTTTGTTTGGTTCCGGTGGATCCTGGCCATTTGATTTTTGGCGGCTTTTTGACACGAGACATTCCTGACGGCAATGGCTTTAGATCTTGTTGATCTTTATATGCATTGTGTTTTAAATATAATGCTGTTTTTTCATCTTCGCTCATTCTATCAGTATTTCTACGAGCCAAATCACCTATTGTTTTCAATTCGCTGTCGGCCTTTTTAACCGAAGCATTAATTGTTAATAGATCGTCCTCGTAAGATCTTTCCGTTTTCTTACTGCTACAAAATTCACAAACAGCATTGGATTTGTAAGAAGAGATTGAACAAATAATTGTAAATTTTTTATCACAATTATTGCATAGATAAGTATATTCTGGCATTATAATTCCAAGTATGAAGGCGGTAGGTAGACCAGCCATTCTGAAGGTATGTTATGTCTTATTCTAGCCAGATAGGACTTCATTGGCAAGTACTTGATATTTTTGGTCGGTTTTATTGGAGGATTCAATAGTGGCATATGAGCTTGAGATGGTGTTCTATTCCCCTTCTTTCTGTTGCATGATACGCATGCTGTGACTACATTGGTCCAACTAGTAGGGCTACCATTATTATGATCCCACTGAGACTTTGGAATAACATGATCATATGTTAATTCTGATATTTCTTTAGTTAGTCCACAATATTGGCACTTCATATCATCTCTAACAAAAAGATTTTTCCTAGAGAAATTAACAGCAAAACCGTGCATCTTTCTATAAGATGACATTTTTACCACAGCTGGTATTGGTATTTTTTTATTATTAGACCCATTAATAAAATCATCTTTGTAGAAGTCAATAATCTGAACACCCATATTAGGGTTATATTCATATTTTACTGACCACACAACAGCTCTACGCCACCCAATAATTACTAATGGACTAAAATCAGCATTTAATACCAAGCATTTAGTGTTCTGGTCCTTCATGACTTTCTAATCTCGATAAGATTTTTGCTATAATAGGATTTCTTATAATATCACAAGATTCTAGTTTGCATGTAACTATGCCTTCTACGCCCTCTAATGC